CGGACAGGTCTGGACGACCAGTTTTGACCCCAATGTCGTTGAGGTGAAATTCTCCTTCGAATAACACCTGATTGCTGCTCCAGAACCTACATTATCTGACGCATTTGTTGAGCCAGCAAATTCAAACGATCCGATACGATTGCCAGAGGTCACTGAAGAACCAGTCGGAACATAACTCAGCGCAATCGTAACTCCTCCAGTACTGCTCTGAGTGGGATTTACATTATGGAAATGCGCCGTTACTCCCGAAGCCACATACCATTCAAATGCTGCATCGATAGGATTTGTCCCTCTGGGTCCAATTTGAGTTCCTGGCATACTGGCATAAAGACTTGGATTATAATAGAGATTGGCATTATCTTGAGCGAACGTTCCGGTCGGACCGGTATAAATAATGCTTCCAGGGGTAAAGCTGATGCCCGTGAGGTAATCCGTACCAGCCACAGCTGCTACGAGCGAACCAGACTGTCCCTTCAGAATCCCGCTGATTGAAGTCGATAGGGTAATCTGAGGTGTGGTCGTAGGGGTCTGAACCGAACCGCTAAATCCATTCTGAGCCGCAACTGAAACGGACGTAACGGTTCCTCCGGTGACCGACGTGTAGGAAAATGTTCCACTCCCATCGTTTACCAGTGATCCAATTCCATTTGGAAGAACTGAAATGGATTCCAGATTGGCTGAAAGACCAATACTCACCCCATAAGAATTTGCTCCGGTCTGCTGGGCAATCGTCACTCCCGAGGTCGAAGGACTGGTAGTAATCTGATTGATATAGTTGGCATTGATATAGTTGACCTTGGAGGTTGTCTGTTGGTGGAAGAAGTTGATCCACTCCTGAGTAAATCGACCCTCCGAATCCACCGCTGGCATACCCGCATGAGGAGGTCTGAGAATCAGGGCATTAATATCAGTATTAACCATTAGACTGCATTCTCCCCCGTCCGGGCTTGGATTTCTCCACCCAAAATAGCCACATTAACTGGATCCGAACAGGTAATCCGCCAGACCCTATCCCTATCGTAGCCCAATTTGCGCCAGATAAGACGTTGTAAACGCGCTCCTTCGGCCCCGAGTGCCACATAGACTTCATTAGTGTAGGTGTAACCTCCATCTTTACTATATGATAGCCCGATCTGAGGATTAGTCCCCGTATACGTGTAGGTTGGCATACCCTCCAAATAGCTGAACGAGGCCGTATATTCAGTTGGTTCCAACTGCGGAGCCGTAGTAGTGAAGGTTCCGGTTAGGATCGAGGCTGGCTGGACAACTGCATTGCTGGTATTAGTTACGGCTCCGAGAGGAGGGAGCTGGAACGCCAGGAGTCCCTCAGCAGGCGCATAAGTCACCTGATCATACAGAACCGCACCGGAGGTCTGGACGAGCGGTAGGGGGTGGGCCTGCGGCCCCAGTTGGGCTCCCCAGATGCCCACGACGGATGTACCATTACCCTGATAGGATTGAAAATCTGGTTTGGTCATTCCGTATGCCGCATAGGATTGGGTGATGAGATTTACATAAGCGGAGGGAGTCAGGGCGGAGGTCTGAGAGGTAAAGTTTACTAACCCTTCGACTAGAACTGGTGCGCCGGATAACGTATAAGTAGACCCAGTTTGATTTAACGCACCTGTGAGGAGACTCTGTATGGTCACTCCATACCCAGATAAGGTATCGCCAATATGCAGGGCTCCGGTTAGCGGAGGATTCACCAAGGTCATCTGGTTCCCACTACACGCCACCAGAGCGGAACCGCTCTGTAATGTCTGAGACGTAGCTGATTCCATATAATTTATACTACAGCGATAAACACCAGCGAATCCAGTAACCGGAGTCATCAGAGGTGTACAATTCTGACTTAATGCAACATATCCGGCCTGAAGATTGAATATTGCGCTAGCCGGAGTGGCCGAACCTGCCCCGAGCGTAAGTTCCAAGTAACGTTGATCAGAGCGGGTAGCTGTGATGGCTTGGCTGGATTGTCCGGTTATGAATCCTGGGTAGCACTGATAGGTCGATCCGGCAGTCCCGAGCGTTCCAGATTTTAGGGCGGTAATGAGTTGATTTGGAACCGAAAGAGCGGGACAATTAATAACATCTCCGATGGCTAACGTTGCATTGGTAAATAGGGTATTCAGTGTCATCGTATAGACTCCAAGGAGAGAGGAGGTCACGACAAAACTGGCCACCCCTCCGGTCAGATTTGTCGTCACCGGAGCAGCTGTTGGAGCCGTTGCGTAGATGGAGAAATTGGTCTGCTGAGCAGCTACTACGGTGTACGGGATACTAATCTGATGGGGATTCAGAGTCGTGTCTTCTTCCAGATACGTACCAGCGGGAGATTGAGTGTAGTCCGGAGTAAGCCACTTTCCCCCTACGGGGAAGCAATAGGTTTGAGCCCAACCAAGACCAAAGTTGGTACTGCTCAGACATAGATTTTGATTCTGAGCCGGAGCTTGCTGTTGAAGATTCTGACCCCTCCAATCTGATACATAAATACTGGCTGTAGTGCCGGAGGAGTAAATGTTAGGGATTTGAAAATCCGTCTCAACCCCATTGCCATTGCTGATCTGTATGGTCGGGCTAGTCAGGACAGCCGGATTAATCGTAACCGTACCATTTGTGCGGTTTACCGTATAGCTGTTAGACCAATTGGAAGTAGCTCCAGTTGAACTTACGGTTACGGGTCCGGTAGGAATCTGGGGTGTCTGATCTGATCCGAGCATCGTATAAGTGGGACCATTTCCCCCAACTAATTGATTCGTAGCAATTTGGCTGACTGCTGGTCCGACTCCAGTCTGAACCGGATAACCCAATCCGTCCAATCCCTGACCGGCCTGAACGTCTAGCTGAAATTGGCTGTAGAAAACACGTTTCAGATTACCACTCTGGTGAGGAGTTCGGCGCTCTCTGCGGATCGGGCTGCCATTGAAGGTCGGATTAGACTCATCCAGTAGGTAGAGATTGCCATTCTGGAAATCTCCACACAGATGGATATTGCCCAGCCCAGAGATGTTGCAATTCATATGTGTCTCAACCAAATCTCTTGAATATTGGCCATTACTGAACTGAGCTCTCTCATGCCATTGCTGGTGCATCATATCATAACACCACGTAGTAGTGGAGTTAGGACTGTTCAGACAGTAGAAGCTGTGCCCACCCATCTGATAAGTCCAACTGATTGTTTGGGATAGGTCTCCAAGACTGAGCAGCCAATTTTCAACCGCATGATTGGAGACCCGAATGGCTCGATAGCCGAAGGCCATTGCGACTTCAGCCCAACCCCTATCATCATTGCTCAGCCATAAAAGTTGTCCACCGATCTGACTGACCGTCCATGGAGCATTGCAACCGTTCGGAGCCGTAGCGCCCGGGATCTGCTGGAACTGGTTCGTAGTCTGACCACCACCCGTATCCTGCCAGACGGAAAGACTCCGTGAGCCCAGAATCCATATGAGATCATGGTCGGAGATAATACGAGTAATGTTGTCATTATTTAGATTAGCTTCGATGATATCAATATCATTGATATTTTGGGGATCAGAAGCGAAGAAACCGGTGATGCTGTTGGGTTGGGAGAAAAGAAACAGGCCATCCTGGAAGGTCACGAAATTGGAACCAGCGTAGCCAGTCCCGGCATTCATCTGATATATCTGGGTTGTGCCCTCTTGAAATACATAGCCGGTCTCAGACCCATCCACCACCACGACCTGATTGATTAGACCCGTATTGGCGATGCCCTGAAAGGTATTGGGAATACCATCACAGATGGAGCAATAACCTGTCTGTGTGGTCAGATAAGCAAGCAGCGTATGAGTCCAACTCAGCACCCCTCCGGTCACGACTGGATTGAGTTGATAGAGCCCGTTACCCGCCACTACGTAGATGTAGTTGTTGGCAGTTCTCCAGATAGCTCTGATGGGACTGCGAGGTAGCTGATAGGTTAGGGTTAGACCTGGAACGGTACTCAGCATCTCTGGTTCCATTTCCTTGCCCGTTCCCATTTCATCTGCATCTGGATACATGTTGATGCATCGCTGCGATTCAAAACTTAGACTTTTAAGAGAGTATGTCGGGCCGAGGAGATTCTTGAGCTTCATGAATTATTCATCCTTAGTAGCCAATGATGATGTAGTTGATATAGTAGGTGGCACCTACTGGGGGGGCAGTCATCATAGCGATGTCAATGTAACCATTAGCCATTGTTGGTGGAATGACGTAGAGAGTTGGAGATGAAGCATTAGAATCTGCGTAAGTACAAACCATAATGGCTGTAGTACTGTAATTTGTATGAAGAGTGAGGCGGACCACAGATCCAGAGGCAGTAGAACTGGAACCACAGACAAGTAAGATACTGCCAGCGTTATCAGTAGAACCGGCCAGTAAAGTTGCACCGAGAGAACCACCAGATCCAGCACCTGGAAGGGTTTGGACTGTAGGACTTGTAGTCTGAATTGTGCCGAGGTGACCGTTGTATATCACTAGGTTACCGATAAACTCACCTGAGAAGGCGGGTGAAGTAGAGATATTGTCGATTGGGTAGTCGGGGTGCTGAACGTTGTTGATGTCAGTGACATTGATCTTGTAGATGGATGGACCCAACCAGATCTGAGCAGAACCAAACTCATCCAGAATGACTGGATTAGTGTTTGGAACTGTCAGAGTGGCATCCGTATAGGTGGCTAGAGGAATAAGAGTTCCAACCTGATAAGTGTATACCTTACCACCAGCTAGAGGATTACCATTAGAATCTGTTGCGATGAACAGAGGATTGGTGATGAGAGATGCGCCGTTTGACATTTAGGGATCCTTAATAATTCAGTGACAGTGTTCAGATTAGGTGGGGTCGCCGCCGTCAAGGGCGTCCATCCGAACCTGGAGCGCCGCATTGACCAGAGGGTCAGGGGGGGGGGGGCTGTTCGGGAGACTTCCGGGTCATGCTGTGGGCGTCCCATCCGGATAGGTGGCGGGCAGCGTCGGCAGGTCGCCACCGGCCTTGACCACTAGGCGCAGGGCCACCCGGTAGGCCACCCATGCCGCCTGCCACGCCTGCCCCGCCTCCTGTGCGCGGAGGAAGGTTATGTCGCTCTTGTCAAGCGCCGCCTGGGCCTGGGCTATCTGGGTGGCCTTAGTCGATTCAGCAGCCGCAGCAGCGGCAATGGAGGCCTGGATCGCAGCGGCGGCCTCATCGGTGATCTGAACGCAGCCCACCGGGAGGAGGTATTCGAAGGCGTCATCATCGAGAAAATGCAGATTATTCTGGGGATCCTTGAAAAAGCTCATGTGATTTTCTCCTTATCGCAGTTCAAACCAAGTGGTCAGCGTCTGGCTAGCGAGGACCGAATAGGACGTTCCCGGTGGCACGATGAACCCCCCACCTGAGGATGTCCCGTAACCGTTCATATTGCCTGCCGTGACACCGTTTATGGTGAATGGCACAGTGGTGTTGAAAGTGTTGCTCCAGCTCGGGTAGACGAAAATCGGGCGTGAGGTAGTGTTGTAATATACAATGCTAAATGCACGGCTACCGGTGACGTTTTGCCAAGTTTGGCCCATACCGAGCGACTGCATGGACGCCATTGCCTGACCACCCTCGCCCTGGACCAGGGACGGAGCCGAGGCCCAAGTGCCAGCAGCGGCCTGAGTCGAGGTGGTGTATCCGACAACCCGGAAAGGAACGCTGGCGAGGCCCGCAGTCGAATAGACCGTGGAGGCGGAGGTGGCACCGGCAGAAATGGCGGTGGTGCTGATGAGCGTGGTTTCATCGAGATTCACGCCACCCGCGAGGTTTACCACGCCCAAAACGATAGTTCCGGCGTTGTTGAGGGCAAGGACGGCGATCGTGCTTTGCACCCCGCTGACCGTGCCGAGGGTGGCACCGGACGGGACCGTCAGGGCGAGCGCACTGTAGTTGGATAACTCGGAGATTACTCCGCTGCCAAGGGTTGCCGAGCGGAAATTGAGTGTTGAGGGAGAGAGCCCAACGGCAAGTGCATTGGCGGAAACCGCAGCCGTGAGGCTCTGGATCTGCCGGGTTGCATATACCGGATTGAGGATCAGCCACGCGGAGATGTTGGCGTTGTATTCCAGATCCAGGTAGGCCCCCGGAGGCATATTCCCGGGGCGCAGGTCGGAAACCCCGCCTGCGCCAAACTGGTAGACCTGCTCGGCCCCCAATGCGTTGAGATTAAAAGTGTTGCTTCCCGTGGTTCCCGCCGCTGCGACGTAGATGCTGCACCGCAGACCAGTGACCAGCGCAGTGGGGGCTGGGTTGAGCGTGGCCGTAAATGCCGGGGCGGTTCCCCCGGTGACGGCAAAGGTGGCAGTCTGCGATTGAACTGCGGAGCTGGTAAACGCGCCATTCAGTGCAGCGCCCACCGTTCCAGCAGCATAGGCCACGACCGGGTTGTAGCCGACCATGCCGCTGCCGTTGACAGGGCTGGTGGTGGAGGCCAGTGAGTTGGGCAGTGTGTTGGCTGGGTAGGAAAGGGCTGAGTTGAACCCGATTAGACCCTGACCTTGAGAAGGAGTGGAGAAAGCAGCTAGTTGGGCGGTGAAGTTGGCGAAGGCACTGGAGGACTGGATATTGTCCTGTGGGTAGTGAGCCTGCTGGACTCCTGCTGTGTTGAGGAGGTTGAAGCGATAAGGGTTAGGACCGAGCCAGATGACTGCCTGGCCATAGTTGTCGAGGATGACAGGGTTGGGCAGTTGAGTGGTGAGGGTATTATCAGTGTAGGTAGCCTGTGGAGTGATCGTGCCACTCGCATAGGTGTATAGCTGGCCACCAGCCAAAGGTAGGCCAGTTGTATTATCTACTGCTGTGAAGATCTGAGGAGTTGCTGCTGTCGCGTTTGAATTATAGCTCAATTTAGTATTCCTTCATTCCGAGGTTCTTTTTCTCGGCATCAGTCTTTTTTACATGCTCGGGCAAATCCCTCTTACCCTTTGACGCCTTGTCAAATTCTGCTACGACCTTAGCCCCAATCTCTTTCTTATGGGTATGGAAGTAGCCCTGTTGCGCTTTCGAAACGTATGGCATGGCTTAGCTGTTGATCCAGGCGGAGATGGAGCCTCCGGAAAGACCGCTGACCTGACATTTGTAGTAGTTGTATTTGACTGCGCTGCTCGCGTAGAACTGTGCCGTATTGCCCGTCCCAGCAGTAAAGGTGAGGGTAGTGACGTTATTCCAATTGACTCCGCTGACGGATCCGAGGAAAGCTACGGTCGCTGCGACTCCAGCTACAGAGCCAACGGCTTCAAAATGAACCGTATCAGAAGCTGGATGTCCAAAGACACCCGGAAGGATAGAATTGGTACTGGCAATTCCGAAAAGACTTGGCGCGGTAGGTAAGGCCATGATGGGCTCCGAGTTAGTATTCTTTCATTCCCTTGACTTTATTAAGTCTGGGATTGGCTTTGTGGGCTGATTTGGAAGCTGAGCGGGAAGAAGTGGCTAGAATGGCTCCCGCAGCTTTCTCACTGACTCCCTCTTTGGCGGCAATTTTCGACTGGACTGCCTTAAAACCAGGATGTGCTTTACTCATACGTGCTCCTCATATGCGAACTCGGCCACGGGAGGCCCAGGTCATATCCGAACCGGCACCGGCCCCACCCCAAATCCCATCATAGCGAGTTTTCGGTATACCCTCGTTGATGTTGTTGATGGCGGAGCGGGCCTGAGAGGCTTTGGCCTTCAGATCTGGACTGATGACCCGTTCGAAATGGAAGGCGAGGATCTCAGCGAGGCTGAGCTTCAGTGCCATGGCATAACCAGGAGGTGCATATATCTGATCGGTCAGATTGGTAATTCGGTTGAGTTGGCTGTAGACGTAGAGGATGCAATTCGCATTAACCTGGGGCACCGGCCAGAAACGTAAGTTGCGAACCGGATCCGCACAATCGTCATAGACGAATAAAGGCCAAAGGCTGCTCGTATTCTTCTGTGGAACTCCAATCCATTCCTCCAGAGGAATCTGCGGGATCTCCAACTCAACCGGCTGACCAGATCCGGCAGGGAATTGAATCGAGACCTTCTCGATTTTGACCGGACGGGGAATGTTCCAGGAATAATCAGTCGGATAGACGCTGATGAACGTATTAGTCGTCGGAGTGACGAAGCCGCAAAGACTGCCAGTCTGATTAGTGATGGGTAGGGGAGCGGTCCAACTCAATGTGTATTGATTGCCAGTCAGAATACCGGTGATGGTAGTGTTGGCCGGAACTCCATTACATATGAGAACTTCTCCCACGATGACCGCACCAGGAGTTCCGGAGGTGATGGTCATGATATTACCTAAAATGTTACACGTAAAGGGATTTACCGAACCAACCTGATAGGTCTGAATGTTATTCTGGAACGGAAACGTATAAGGCGTCGTGCTGAATACGAGCAGATTTTCGTTGTTCCACTGATCCAACAGATCAGTCAGAGTGGTCAGACCCAATTGTGTTTCAAATGGAGATAACGGAGAAGTCTGATCGTAGATACCGAGCAGACTATATGCGGCTTGAATCAGGTCTAATGCGGTTGGATTGGCCATGCTTAGCCTCTCTTAATTTTCTGAACATCCGCCTTTGCGTTGAGCAGACGAATCAGTTTATCCTTTTCCGCAAGTTCAGCTTCGAGAGTTTGGATCAGTTCCTTCAGCTTCTCTATTTCCTGAGCCTTGTCATTCTTGTGATCTTCAAATCTCCAGGGCTCAGCCTGCCAGAACTTCTTATCTCTCAACGTATTGAAGAACTCTTCGGAGGGCATCAGAACGGCCTCTCCGGTTTGCTGCCTATAAAACCACTTAGGAAAATCCATACGAACCTTTCAATAGCCCCCACACATATGGGGGCTATATTTCATTTTCTTCAGGAGTTATTAGGGCTGAGTGAGGCTGACGGTATTGAGTGCAGCCAACAGAGCCGCAACAGCCGCTAGGATTGGATTGAAGGAGGCTGCGGTCCAACCAGCCGTATAACCAGTCTGACCGGCAGTCAGACCAGTAAGATTGGCATTAGTTAGGGCTGCGTTGCCGCCAGTAACGCCAGTTCCGCCGAAGAAACTGATCGTATCGGTCTGAGACTGTCCGACGATTGCGCCTGGGGCCACGACAGTGGTGAGAGAGGAGGTTGTCTGATAAGGGGTAGAAGCCATTTGGTGTTATCCTTTTTGTATGAGTGAAGAGAGTCCTGATGGGGGACGGTTCGCGTCCCCCATCTTCTTATTCGTAGACGATAGTCGCAAAGCCCTGACGCAGTACAGCAGCATTGTAGAGTGCGTCCAAGCGGAAAAGGAGCTTGTGATTGTAGCCATCCAGCCAGAAAAGTGTTGAGCAACGGAGCCCTGTCTCTGGGTCTTTCATGCGGGCGGCAAACTTATTTCCGCCAGCCACACCACCCAAGTTGGAGGTGTCAATCAAATCACCCAAAACATACGCAATGGCCTCGGGATGGAACACAACGCTCTCACGAGCTATCTGTCCGGTTCCAGCGGTCAGGGCGGTGGCAGTGGTGTACCCCCATGGATTGATCGATGCGGAGCCAGTGGGCAGAGCATTGATGTTCTGGAGGGGTCCGGTTAGGTGGAAGGCAGGACTGAAAGTAATAACCGCACCGGCCTGAGAAATGACGGTGAAGTGCTTGAGTTCAGACTGCACAGCATAACCCTGTGGGTTCACAGCATTTACTCCATTGATGGTGAACTTCTCACCAGCATTGAAGGTTCCGGTCATACCCGAGACGGTGATGGTATTGCCGCCATCCGTAGCGCCGGAAGCGTAAACGATAGTTCCACTCCAGGTGCCGAGGGTGAGGGTGGAGCTATTGGCGGTGGATTCAAATTCGACTCCAGCGGCTGATCCAAGCTGCCCAGTCTTCCAACGGTTGGAAACGTCGGCGGCGGGGTGGAATAGGGTGGTTACACCCTGCCAAATGTTGGTCACGGTGTGTGGATTCAACGCTGCGAAAATATCATCCTGGAAGACGGCTCCCTGGGTCTGCATCGTAGAGTAAGCATCAACCGGAACCTGCATGTTAGTCAGAGGAGTTCCAGGCTTACCGGCGAACTGGTTAAAACCGTTCTGATTGGTGGCAGAACTGTTGATGGTGTTCCATGCCTTGAGGTCCATATCCTGATAGAGGCGCTTTGCCATCGGGTCAGCGACGTTGATGTAGAATTCATCGATATTCAAGGTCTGGTCTTTGATGGTGATTTCGTAGTCAACTCCAAACTGTAACAGTTGAATTGGGGTGAAATAGTCAGCGTAGGCTGATGGAGAGAAGGTGGCTCCGGTGCGGAGGCTGGGGAACCAGGGGGTGCGGATGTTGATCGTATCACCTATCTTCCCGCTATCTGGACCTCCATTGGCAGCGCGGAAGCTACCGGCGAAGTCTCCATCCCAGCGCCGAGCGCAGTGAGGAACCATAACTAGATTATTTTTGACCTGCTTCAGCGCCTTGGCGGTGATGAATGCTTGATTGTTGTAAACATTGGAGATTGCCATTATATTTTTCCCTTTCGTTTAGCCATAAATCCGGCTAAGGAATTAGTAGCCGACGAAACCGAAGTTCTTCGTAGCGGCTGCTTTGTTTTGAGTTGTCGTTTTGACTGGTTTGATTGGGGCTGGGAGGGTACGTTTCTGTTGAACCGGCTCATCCGAATCAGGCTCATCCGTTATGAGCTTGGCTTCGATCCGACCAATGGCCTTAGCGGCTCTGATCGGATCCATTCGGGCAATGCTGATAGCTTCATCAGAATTCGCCAAAAGATAATGCCATAACTCACCAGATTGTTCGGACTCTAAGATAAGTTTGAACACTGTCGGACTGCTCGTCTTAATGCCAGAAGCTACGCGCTCCTGATCCATTTCGATTAGTTCGGGAAGTTCATCCTTATACTTGGCCAACATGGCTTGCTTTTGCGCCTGGAAGGTTCCGACCCTGGTCTGGACATCCCTCTGGTAGAACTTCATATCGATACGATAATCATCATCGCGTTCCCCATTTGGGTAGTTGGCTGGGTTCGGAGCATCCGGATCAAAAACAGGTTCGTTGACCTGAACAGAATGGGGTTGACCCTGGTTTCTAAGAGCATCAAGCTGGCCTTTGAGACGTTCTTTCTCTTTGACTAGCTTGGCGATTCGCGCTTCTGCGTGATCTCGCTTTTTCGGAGCCTTGGCCGCAGCCTTAGCTTCCGTTTCCTCTTCAGCCTCAGAGAGAGCCTCATTTTCAGCTTCCTCTTCAGTCTTCTGCTCTAGCTGCTCGACGGGTGCGTCCGCGTCGGACTGCTCTGTATCCTGGTTCTGATCGGGTTCCAATTCGGGGGCAGGACGTTTATCATCTGTCGTTCCCTTACTTATTACCTCTTCAAAGTTCTGGATATCAAAAGTCTTATCGAAATCTTCGGGCATCATGGCCTCCGCATGAGATACGGTCTCAAGTCCGTTCGCAGAAAGTTTAGCGAGATTTCAGAACTCGTCATCTGAGTATTTGGTAGTTAAGAAATTTGCCCAGGATTTGTTTGTTGCGGCTGGGCTTGGGGCTGACCAGCCTGGACTGGTGGGGGAGCCGTAAGTTGCTGAAGCAGAGCCTGATGTTCCGCAGCGTTCTTGTCCAGTAGGTTCTGATGGATCTGAGCGATCAGACTCTTAGCGTGGTCGGATCCGACTCTGACTTCCTCCAGTTCGGCTTTCATCGTAGTAAGTGCCGCATCGTGGTCCATACCTTTCTGCTGCTTGATAAGTTCGGTCTGGTTCTCCAGAGTAGCAATCTTGAGCTTGGTGGCTTCCTTATCCGCGAGTGCGGTTTCCTGTTGTAACGTCTGGGTTAGCTGCTGGATCATCTGGTGAGCCTGATCAAGCTGCTGCGCAAGCTGTAGAGGATTCTGTTGACCATTCTTGCCCTGGTCCTGAAGCTGAGGCGGTTTCATCTTGTCCAGCATATCCGCAATCGTCGCGGACTCGGGGAAGTCCATAAGTCTAATGATATCAGCGGTACAGAACTGCATGACCATCTGATTTTTCATCGCCAATTCGGTAAGGACGTTAAGATTCTCCTGGCGGCGGGTCTGATAGGATGGACCCGTATCAACCGTAACATCATACTCACCTACAGTTACGTCATAAATCTTGCGAACTCCATTCTCGTCCATCTCGTGATTTGGTTCCGTTCCCTGCTGTGGTGTGCCATTAATTGTCACCATCTTGTGCTTATCATCTATACCAATAATACGGATGACTCTCTGCTCGGAGTAAACCTTTGGAATCAGGTCCAAGAGTTGATGTCCGAGGACTCTGATGGCTCTGCCGAGGTTATCCGAGTAGTTGTAATGAGCAACAGAGCCAGCCTGTTGGAGAGCCTTAATCGCCACGCCCGATTGGTCGTTAGCCATCCGTTCGCCCATCGTTGGGTCGTACATCGCGTTGGCTGATTTGATATCGTTTTCCAAGGTGTTCATAACCTGGAGCATACCTTGGATAGGTGGCTCAGCGGTCTGACGCGATGGGGGTGGGAGAGGGGTCTGATGATCGTCCGCGACAACCGCGTAAGTCAAGTAGGGGAGGTCAAGAATATTGATGCTAGCCCAATCGTCACGATGGTTATCGACGGAGCCCTCAGCGACCAGCCAAGGGTTTTTAGGCGCACGAGCAATCATTTCTAACGTAACTGTTTTCACAGTGTTGAGCATGATTTGAGTTTCTTTGTTGTTGCGAATCAGGCCGCTGAAGACTCGGTTGCCATTATCCAGCAGGCAATCACCAAACACTGGAATGATGGGGATGTCTTTTCCGATCCACTCGGATTCTTCCAAGACTTCGAGGCAGCACATCTTGTACCATTTGACTACGGCTCGGGAATCTTGTCTGGAATCGGTGATCTGACGGAGCTGACGCTTTGTGCAATCAGCCCTATCCATTACGGTCCCATCCTTCAGTCTGACTAAGGTGTATTCGTCATAGTCCTTGACAAAATATTCACAGACCATGCAACCCGTACGATCCTGATCGAACCAATTCGGATACTGCGATGCGATATTCATCCATGCTTGTTTTGAATAGGAGGCGAGTTCCGCGTTCGGATACAAACGTTTGAACTCCTCTTCGGGCAGCAGATCCAGAACGAATGCGAATTCGATATCGGAGCCATCGACCTTGCGGAAGGCTGGATCGATATAAACCATGAATGGATTGGGTACTTCATCGATCAGAACTCGCTGGTTGAAGCTCTTCTCTTCGTAGTCGGTTAGGAGCCGCAGGAATCCAATTCCACCCTGTACCGCATGTTCGAAGGCTGTGTCATATGCCAGATCAGCCTTGGATTGATACTCAATATGTCGGGCGATACCTTGGAGCACATTGGCCGTATCCTCGTCGGCTTCATCGTTTGTCGCATGAAATCTGATAGCTGGTCGGTTTGATTTTTGTTCGTTGACGATTTGCTTCACCTGAGCGTTCAGACGATCTGAGGCGATGGTCGGTTTACCTTCACGACTGGCTCGGGTGTCTGATGGCCATTGGTTCGCTACGTTGAGGAAATTGGTCTCATCGATTGAGAGTTTGTATTGCTCGTCCCAGGATTCAATTGTCTTCCTGAAACGTTCTCGAACCTCGTCCATGAAGTTTATCGGCTCTTTAGTTCTTTCTGAATTCATACGTTGTCCTTTAGAGGTTATTCATCCAGTTGGTGCCAAGGGCTGCAAATTGCTGTCTGGCATAAGCGTCTGATTGAGGCTTGCGGATTAGTTGTCCATATTGGTCTGTTTGTGGATCTGCTTTACGGTCTGGGACTTTCTGTTTGAAGCCAAGAATAAGAGGTTCGCAAGCGTAGATAATGGCGTCAAGGCAATCATCCTTCAGATTATAACTGACTCCATCGATCTCAATGTTGCGGCGTTGCGTATCATCAATCTCAGGCTGTATCTGATCCGTTAGTTTGTCTACCTTGTAGCGCAAAGTTGTTAACTCATAATAAGTCTGCACACAATCAGGATTGATGTAGATGTCATATAGTCCACGTAGATAATCAATTCCGTCTTCATGGTTCCCCTTCCACTTCTTGCCAGCTAACATCCGTTTAAATCCAAATCTACGACAGGCGCTTATCTGTTCTGGGCGGTTTGAATCTGCTCTGATGACGCAATCTCTGATGTTAGGTACCTGAATGAAGAAATCTGGAATGCTAGCTGTTTCCGCTTTCCAAATGACTATCTCATTAGCTATGTATAACGAATGAGTCGAGATTTCATAATACATGTCAACCATGACGCATGGGTCAGCCGCATATCCCCAATCCACGCCCACCAGATGGCTCCAAGAGGCTTCAATTGGCTTACGCTGTAGATGTATGCGATCAAAGTTGAACACGTGGCTCTCAGTATGCTTGACCGTCTCTCCTAACCAAATATGACGATACTCATCCATGCTCCGGTTACGGCAGGACTCCATATCCTTGCGAGACTTCTGACTGAAATAGGGATTGTCCGTGAAATTGACGTTGACACATATGGCTCGGTCGAGCAGGTGCCAATTCTTGACGAGCATGACATAGGAGGGGTCTGTTTCCAACTCGGGGTTCATGCTGCACCAGATTTCACAGTCCGTCTTTCTGATCGTAGGAATCAACACATCCCAGCTATGCTTACTGATGACCTGGGCCTCATCAACAAAGCAAATAGATACGCCCTCATAGGACTTGACTGATTCTACCGTATTGGTTGCGAGTCCGATGAACTGGAACGTAGAGCCAGTTCGGAGACAACGGATTTCATCCCTCGTCGTATCAAAGATTTCCCCGAGACCCAGAAGCTCAATCTGGTCAACTATAAGTTGCCAAATGGAGGATTTGATACTGCGCTGGATTTCACGGCAGCATAGTATACGTATCTTCTTCGCCAGGGATCTTACAATCAGTGCTCTTACGAAGCTCCAACTTTTACCACTGCTACGTCCACCCCATGCGATACGCCATGTCTTATTGGGCGTAAAGAGTAGCTCTAGCATCTTTGGAGGTAGCTTTATATCTATATTAAGTGGTTGTGTCATCGTGGGTTGCGGCAGAAATGACAATATTTATCGGCAAGGATTTGGGATCATCAGAGCCAGCAACCTGGAGTGGAATAAGCCTCGCTACCATCTGCATAAAGGTTTTAGGGTAATCCCGCCGCATATCTTCGAGCCATGCTTGCGCACCTTTCTTGCCTTCTTCATTCTCATAACTATTTGTGGCCGCAAGGATTGCAGCCTTCAAATCGCCAGTGAATTTGTTAACGGAGCCTTTTGGCCTCCCAGGTCCACGCTTGGGTAAGTCTTGGGAATTGGTGGGTGGATTATGATTCATGACCGTTTCTTTATATTTATTTATTCGTTACAACTTCGTCTTCGTGTAAGCCGTACTTGTCGTACGAACACTTTACGGTGGTGGTTCCGTGCCCCTGAGAGGCTGTTTCGCGGCGTCTTTCGACCTCCGCGTACACGTCGGAGGCACCTTCGTTCTTCATGTGTACAAAGGAGGGAGCCGTAGCTCGTTTTCTGAAGGAAGTTTTTTGACATTTCGGACATTCTGTCACCTCAGCGGCGCTGATTGCTTCGATTAGCTCTGCTTCGTACCCACATTCGCAAATTCTCGGGTAAAGTGGCATCTTACTCGCCTTCCAGGGCATTGAACAACTGGTAGACGAGGGCTGGGACGAAGACCTTGGCCAGCCTCTCCTTTATTTTACCTATCTGTTCAGAAGAGAGGGAGTCGGAGGATTCGGTTAGCGCACCAATTCTACCTAGCTCGTACATCTCCGATGGTGTCAGAGCAGCGTCAGAAGCGAGAGACTGGTCTACGCCGATTCGGATCGCCGCGCCTAACGTCAGATCCGAATCGTTGAATCGGTAAGGTTGACGATTC